ATGGCAACGACATTCGGTACCCGGCTTCGGCGCTTGCGCGAAGCCAAGAACATGACTCTGCAGCAGGTGGCCGATTTGGTCGGCTGCACGCGTGGCTACATCTGGGAGCTGGAAATGAAGGAAGGTCAGCGCCCCTCGGCCGAGCGCGTGTACCTGCTCGCCAAGACCTTCGGCGTCACCGTCGAGGACCTGATGGTGGAAACGCCACGCGAGGCGCACGAAGCCAAGCCCGAGGACATGCAGTTCTTCCGCGAATACGCCGGCATGACCGACGAGGACAAGGCTCGCTACAGACAGGCGCTCAAGCTGATGTTCCCCGGTCGCGGCGAGGGCGAGACCAAACCGTGAGCGAGACGGTCCTCAACGGCTTCACGGCCGCCGCCACGGTTCTGACGTGGCTGCGTGCCTGGCATGGCGACGACATGCCCGAGGCCATCGATCTCGATGTCGTGCGGCGGCTGCTGCCGACGACGCGTTTCGGCACCGACGTTCGAGAGATCAAGCCGCCCATGGCGCTCGACGTCAGCGGTTTCGAGGGATGCCTCGTGCGGAACCCGGACGACGCCGGCGAATGGGGCATCTTTTACAAGGAAGGCGCTAGTCCCGAGCGCATCCGCTTCACCATCGCGCACGAGTTGGGCCACTTGATCCTGCACCGCGTGAAGCAGGACCGCGTCGACTGCGACAGGGGCGGCATGACCTCAGGTCAGTTCGACGGCCGTAACATCGAACGCGAAGCCAACGAGTTCGCCAGCAATCTGCTGATGCCAACCGATGTGCTGCGACGGCTGCTCGCCGATCAACGCAAGGTCACACTGCATCTGCTCAGCGACATTGCGCGTACCTTGCAGGTCTCGTTCGAAGCGCTTTGCCTGCGCTTCATCGAAGTCACCGATCAGCGCGCAATTCTGGTTCATTGGGACCACGGCTACCTGAAGTACCAGTGGCCCAGCACCAAGGCGCGCATGACGCGAGCCCGCGTCCGTCAGACTGAATCTGCGCAGGAACCGTTCGCGGGAACGCTGGCCGCCGACGCCAGCGTGGTGCAATGCTTCGATGGCGTGGAATGCTCTGCGGCGATCTGGTGCGCCGAGGAAGGCACGCACATGAAGCTGCGCGAGTTCAAGCACACCTTCGTGGGGCGGGATCGGGTCCTCACACTGTTGATGCTCGAAAGCGCGGAGCCGCGGGATTGGGACGATTCGTGGACGGACGAGCATGTGCCCGACGCCAGCGATCAGTTTCGCGCATCTGGCCAGTTTCCCGTTCGATGAGATGGAGGATGGCGGAGACAGTCTGGCAAGGACCCGATCAGGCCCAAGAGCCAGAAGCTCGACCGCCTGATTCGCTGTCCAATCCTCGTGCTATCCGACACTGCTCTCCGCTGCTCGCTCGGGCACACCAACTTGCACCGACCGATGCCGCACTGCCTTCGCTCCTGTAATTACCGAACAGCGCCACCATTTCTCTGGCGAGACCCCCTAGATCAGAATCGCTGCTGCTGAGGCACTTAGAGAACCGCCCCATGAACGAAGCCTGGATTCTCCAAACGTCTGAGATTCGGCGTCCGTTTTCGCGGGCGACTTGGGTCCCTCTTCGTGCGTCGATCAATGATGAGAATGGCAAGGTGACGGAAGTGGGGTATGTCGGCGACATATTCGCTTGTGGCTCCGTCGCCTTTCCCGAACAGCACCGCGAACGCGCCGAGCGCTTGAGTTGGAGCGACATCGGCATCGGGCACACCGTGGCACCACATGCCTACTCTGACGGCCATTACTCGCCGATAGATGAGTACCAATACAACGACAAGGAGCCCATCGGGATCAATCTGGTATTCGAGCATCCGCAGCCCGTGGTCGGCGGCCGGCAGTGGATCCTGAATCCTGACCTGGTGGTCGCGCTTCGACTGATTAAGGAAGGGCCAAATTGGATCAGACCGGAAGAGGACTTCGTCGTGGTCGCGCGGGAGGCGGTGGACAGCGATGGCAGCCAACGACTGATAGAGATCAAGCGCGAGTTCCTGATGGACTATTTGGCCGCGCGCGGATTGGCCCTTCGTCTCTCCTATTACCGTCAGCGCGTCGAGAACGTAGCCGACATCACGAACAGCCCCTATGCCGGCCTGACCGAGCTGCAGGACGAGCGTGACGGTGGAAGGTACGATCTAAACATCAGGGAGTTGAACACTGTGTTCGGTGGAAGCTGGGCATCTTTTCGTGTGTGGCGCACCGATGTCGACGACGAGGACGATGCCCCAGTAGTGGGGCCAGAGACGACCAACAACACAGCATCAGAGAGTACCGAGGGCCATCGAGGCGGCTACTCCGGTGTGCGCATCGAAGGCGAGTTCTGGCGAGACGAGTGGATCGAACATCAGGGAAAGAGCACGCGTGTGCGCGGGGACAAGGATCAGAACCTGCCGAACTTCATTGTCGACACAGACGGCTCGCGCCAGTTCTCGGCAGACCTCAAGGACGAAGACATCGGACGATGGCTCTGGTTCCGCCCCTCCGTGGTCAACGAGCTCCTGAGCCATCGTGGCTTCTCTCTAAAGTGGTACACGGCTGAAACCGGCGCGATCACGTCGACCTCGGGGTGTTCAACCCACTTCGGTATCAACGCATCGGAACTCATCACCGTCTACGCGTACGACATTGCCAAGCTGCCCGCGTGGGAGCAGTTCCTCTGGGCTGCGAACAACGTCGCTCCGGAAGGCAAGGTTAGCGCGGAGCTCCTCGCTTCTCAGGTCAAAGCCCAGCCTTCGAAAACACATGCTGTGGAGGAAGTGCTTTTTGGGTGCATGCGGCTGATGGAGGCCGAATTCCGCAAGAACTTTGGCGTGTCGATGTTCTCGCATGAGATTGACGACTCCGCATCGATGCAACAAGTCTGTCGCTTTTCGAGCAAAGACCTGGCTTCGCTCTTGCGGCTGGCCAAGGACCTCATTCGCGTCTTCTCCGACCGCCTTGACGTTCGCTCTCTCCGAAAGCTGTCCAACCACGCCGACAAGGAGAAGCTTGGCTCTAACAAGCTTCTGCAGAACATCTTGGCCCAGAAGGCAGGCGAAGAGCGCGCGCGGGAGATCTTCGCTGCTATCGCGGGCACCTATGACATGCGTCTCGGTGACGCGCACCCGACGAGCTCGAAGATCGACGAAGCGCTCAAGCTGGCCGGGATAGACACTGCTGCGTCATACCTGCGACAGGGCGAGCAGTTGATCCGCAACTTTGGACAAGCCGTTTGGTGCACCGGGAGTCTGCTCTTCGGAGGCAAGAAGGACAGCGGACGATAAACCTCTCGCCGACGACGATGGAGCCGTGGAAACAACGTTCGCCGAGCAATTCGATTGCCGCGCTCTTCCTCGCATTCCCGTTACCTCAAGTGCCTGCGATTCATAGCATGAGCAGCGTTCACCACCCGAGCGCCCACCATGCTGCATCACGAACCTTGCCGCGCACCTGACGTGCCGCGCCACCCGCATCAGGAGATCGCTGACCTCCTGGCCGCCGCTTTCTTGCGCCTGCGCCGATGCGCTTCGTCATCGACAACCGCCGAGACCGCGGTTGACCTTGGCTTCGGTGGCCAGCAGCGTGTTCATGCGAACCCCTCTCAACCGAAAGGAGTTCGCTGATGTCGAAGCCCGATGCCAACCCCGATTCGGCCACGGTCGCTGCCCGCGTCGCCCATCTGCCGCACATGTCCATGAATCAATTGTGGGCGTTGTGGGATGACCACTTCGACGAGCGTCCGGGGCACCATCAGCGTGTCTGGCTGGAATCGCGACTGGCCTATCGGATGCAGGAGCGCGCCTTCGGTGGTCTGAAGCCTTCCGTGCGCAAGCAGTTGGAAGACATCGGCGAAACCGGCCTGCTGCCGCGAGCGATGCGCCGCGATGCGAACCGCCTGCATCCAGGCACAATGTTGTCGCGTGTGTTCGATGACATCGAACACCGTGTTCTGGTGCGCGGCCCGAACGATTTTGAATACGAAGGTCGGCGCTACACCAGCCTGACCGCCATCGCCTGCCACATTTCCGGCACACGATGGTCGGGGCCCGCGTTCTTCGGGCTCACCGCCAAGGAGCGCGCATGAAAGCGCAGCGCACTGACTTCGCGCCTCCTGCGCCGGTAGTCATCAAGAAGCGTTGTGCGATCTACACACGCAAGTCCAGCGACGAGGGATTGGACCAGGAGTACAACAGCCTCGAAGCCCAACGCGACGCTGGACTCGCCTTCGTTGCCAGTCAGCGACACGAAGGCTGGCTCGCGCTGGACGATGGCTACGACGACGGCGGGTGCTCCGGTGGCAACATGGAGCGTGCTGGCCTGCGGCGCCTGCTCGCCGACATCGACGCCAAGAAGGTCGATATCGTGGTCGTCTACAAGATCGACCGCCTGACCCGCTCGCTGGCGGATTTCGCCCGACTCGTTGACGTGTTCGACCGCAACAATGTGTCCTTTGTGTCGGTGACGCAGCAGTTCAACACAACGACGTCGATGGGAAGGCTGACGCTCAACATCCTGCTGTCGTTTGCCCAGTTCGAGCGCGAGGTTACAGGTGAGCGCATCCGGGACAAGATCGCGGCCAGCAAGGCCAAGGGCATGTGGATGGGCGGTGTGCCGCCGCTCGGCTACGACGTGGTCGAACGCAAGCTGGTGGTCAACGAGCCCGAGGCCGCACTGGTGCGCGATCTCTTCCGACGCTACGCCGAACACGGGTCGGCGGCGAAGATCGTGCGTGAACTGGCGCTGGAGGGCGTTACCACCAAGTCCTGGGTGACGCAGACCGGACGCCATCGGGCGGGCAGTCCCATCGACCAGAAATTCCTGTTCAAGATGCTGCGCAACCGGATCTACCTGGGCGAGCTGACGCATCGTGGTCAGTCATGCAACGGCCAGCATCAAGCCATTGTCGCGCACGAGGCGTGGGACGCGGCGCAAGCGTTCATGGAGCGCCGGAAACAGGGGCCGCGGGACATCGTGCTGAAGAATCCTGCCTTACTTGCCGGGCTGCTGTTCGCCCCCGATGGTCAGCGCATGATCCACTCGCACACGCGTAAGAAAAATGGCCGCTGCTACCGCTACTACGTCCCGCAGATGCACAAAAGCCACGCCGCCGGCACCCAGCGCCGCCCCGATGCGCCCAATCTCGGGCACCTCCCCGCAGCCGACATAGAGAACGCCGTGTTGGCGCAGGTCCATGCCGCACTGGCGGCGCCCGAGGTACTGATCGGCGTCTGGCGCGCCTGTCTACGCCACCCCCAAGCGGCTGGACTGGACGAGGCACAGGTCGTGGTCGGTATGCGCCGCATCGGGGATGTCTGGGCACAACTGTTCCCCGCCGAGCAGCAGCGCATCCTTCGACTGCTAATCGGGCGCGTCCAACTGCACGGTGACGGCCTGGACATCCACTGGCGCGAAGACGGATGGATGGGCCTGGGGCCCGATGTCTGCGCCCACCCTCTGGTCGACGAGCACCACGAACGCGAGGCCGTTGCATGAGAAAGAACTCACGCAGGTTTTTGGTCACCATCGAGACCGGGGCCGATCCACGCAGCTACGTCAACAATGGCCAACGCGTGACCGTGGTGCCGTTTACGATCAAGCGTCGCCAAAACCGCAAGGTGCTGACGCCACCACCGTCGGCGCCGACGGATGCCTCGGTCGGCGGCTTCGACGAGCCCATGATCAAGACGCTGGGCAAAAGCTTCTATTGGCAGAAGCTGCTGGACGACGGCCGATATTCCCACGTCGGCGATCTGGCCCGAAAGCAGAAGCTCGAACGCGGCTGGATCTCGGAGATCCTGCGGATGACGCTGCTGGCCCCCGACGTCATCACCGCCATCGTCGAGGGTCGGCAGCCACGCCACATCAACCTGCACGCCCTGCGCGGTCGCATCGACGTGATCCCGCGCGACTGGAACGAGCAGCGCCGAATGCTGGGCTTCCCCGAGCGCTGACCTGATCCCGACACCGATCCACCCTCCAGCGGCGAGCCTCGTGCTCGCCGTTGCCGTTTCTGACGCTGGCGAACCACTGGCGAATATTTGCGACCGGAAATATTCGCCAGTGCGTCCATCGGAAATTCGCCACTGAAAGCCTGGAATTCCTCCACCGATTCCGCAGCGGAATCATTGGAGGAACAGATGCAAGCGCAAGCACGCAGTACCCCGCCCATCAGTGAACTGGCCCCCGGCGACCGCCGGGTCCTGAACGAAAACGAGGTCGCCAACCGCTGGGGCGTGAGCCCCAAGACCCTGCAGAGGTGGCGCTCGGAAGGTCGCGGCCCGAAGTACCTGAAGCTGTCCAAGCGCGTCGGCTACCCGCTGGAGTCGGTGATCGACTTCGAGCGCCGGGTGCTGCACGACTCCACCTACCAGCATGCGTCGGCGTGAGGGTGGCCGCCATGACTGAACTCTCCGTTCTCCCCGACCGCCTCACCGCACTCAGCGTCGCCGACCTGGCTGCGCTGCCGGCAACGCAGCTTGCGGAGATTGTCCGCAACCTCGACGAACTCCTCGGCTGGCACAAGCAGCAGCGCGCCAAGGTCGATGCGGCGCTGGACCGCAACTACGCCGAACGCATCCAGTCGGCGCGCGCCGACGCCGGCAAGGACTTCGGCACCGTGCACATCGACGACGGCGTCATCCGCATCACCGTCGACGTTCCCAAGCGCGTGTCCTGGGACCAAACCAAGCTCGCAGGCATCGCCCAGCGGATCGCCGCTGCCGGCGAAAAGGTCGAGGACTTCATCGACGTCGACTACGCCGTCAGCGAATCGCGGTTCAACAACTGGCCGCCGACCCTGCGCGATCAGTTCGCCGCCGCCCGAACCGTGAAGCCGGGCAAGCCGACCTTCCGCCTGACCACCAACTCCGAGGACTGAGTCCATGAGTATGCAACTCGCGCCCTTCAGCTTTGAGGGGCAATCGCTCCGCGTTGTCACCGATGACCAGGGTCAGCCGTGGTTCGTCGCTGCCGATGTCTTGGCATCCTTGCAGCTGGATCGAAAGGCGCTCGAACGCCTAGACGCTGACGAGAAGGGGGTGAGTTCAGTTCACACCCCTGGCGGTGATCAGGACATGACCACCGTCAACGAACCCGGCATGTACGCGCTGATCCTCGGCAGTCGCAAGGCCGAAGCCAAGCGCTTCAAGCGCTGGGTCACGCACGACGTCATCCCGGCCATTCGCAAAACCGGCGCCTACCTGACCCCGGGCACGCTCGCCAACCTGCCGGCACCGACCCACGACCGGGTCAGCGCGATCCTTCTGATCGGCGCCGCGGTCGCCAAGGTGCCCGGCGTGAAGGCGGGTATCGCGGCGGCAGCGATGCTGACCTGTATCCAGGAAAACACCGGCATTACCACCGAGGTTCTGCGGCGCGCGCTGCCGGCTGCCAACGAGCCGATGTGCGCCTTGAACGCCACCCAGCTCGGCAAGCTGCTGAACCGCTCGCCCAAGGCCACGAACAGGCTCCTGTCCGACAACGGTCTGCAAACTCGCAACGACCGCGACGAGTGGGAACTCACCGAAGCCGGCGATGCATGGGCAGAGGCGATGCCCTACTCCCGCAACGGCCACAGCGGTTATCAGATCCTCTGGAATCCGGCGGTCGCCGAGATGCTGAAGGAGGCCGCATGAGCCTCCCCATCATCTCCGCTCAGCAACGGATGGCAGAGCGCAAAGGCGTGAAGCTGCTGATGCTCGGTAAGTCCGGCATTGGCAAGACCACCCGCCTGCGCGATCTCGATCCGTCGACGACGCTGTTCATCGATATCGAGGCGGGTGATCTCTCGGTCGCGAGCTGGCCCGGCGACACCATTCGCCCGGCGTCCTGGCCGGAATGCCGCGATCTGTTCGTGTACCTCGCGGGGCCAGATCGCTCGTTGCCGCCGGAGGCCGCGTTCTCGGTCGCGCACTACGAGCACGTCGTCGGCCAGTTCGGCGACCCGGCTCAGATCGACCGCTACGCGACCTTCTTCGTCGACTCGATCACCCAGATGTCGCGCTTGTGCTTCACCTGGTGCAAATCGCAACCAGGCGCCATCAGCGACCGCTCCGGTAAGCCGGATCTGCGCGCGGCCTACGGACTGCTCGGCCAGGAAATGGTCGGCGCCCTCACGCACCTGCAGCACGCCCGCGGCAAGAACGTGGTCTTCGTCGCGATCCTCGACGAGCGTCTCGACGACTTCAACCGCAGGGTCTTCGAGCCCCAAATCGAAGGCAGCAAGACCGGGCTGCAGATGCCCGGGATCGTCGACGAAGTCGTGACCCTGGCCGAGATCAAGGCCGAGGACGGCAGCGCGTACCGCGCCTTCGTCACCCACACGCTCAATCCCTATGGCTTCCCCGCCAAGGACCGTTCCGGTCGCCTTGATCTGCTCGAACCGCCCGATCTCGGCGCGCTGATCGCCAAGTGCGCGGGTAACCCCGCGGCCACCACCTCGCTCTCACATACCGCTTCCAAGGAGTAACCCATGAACACGCCCAATGCATCCAACTGGTCGGATTTCAACGACGCCGACACCCAGAGCGGATTTGATCTGATTCCCAAGGGCACGCTGGTGCCGGTGCGCATGACCATCAAGCCCGGTGGTTATGACGACTCGTCGCAAGGCTGGACGGGCGGGTACGCCACGCAGTCCTTCGAGACCGGCGCGGTGTATCTCGCGGCCGAGTTTGTGGTCACCGGCGGCGACTACGCCAAGCGCAAGCTCTGGAGCAACATCGGCTTGTACTCGGCCAAGGGCCCGACCTGGGGCCAGATGGGCCGCAGTTTCATCCGGGCAGCGCTCAACAGCGCGCGCAACGTGCATCCGCAGGACAACTCGCCGCCGGCAGTCGTCGCGCGCCGCATCGCCGGCTTCCACGATCTCGATGGCATCGAGTTCCTTGCCAAGGTCGACGTCGAGAAAGATGCCAAGGGCAGTGACCGCAACGTCGTGAAGCTCGCAGTCGAACCCGACCACCCGGACTACGCGCGTCTCATGGGCGTGCCGGTCCGCGCTCAGGGCGCACCGATCGCGCCCATGGCGCGCGCCGCCGCGGCACCGGGACCTTTCCCCACACCCGCCACTGCCGCGCCCACTCGCGCGCCCACGGGCAAGCCAGCCTGGGCAAGCTGAGGATGGCCAGTGAAGTGCTGGGTCTGCAAACGACAGGCGCGCGGGTTCGGCCATGCCGACACCCGCTTCAAGCCGACCGATCCGCGCCACCACCCCTGGGACTGGGTTTTCTGCTCATCCCGCTGCCAGGACGCTTTTCACGCCCTTTATGGCCGCTGGAAGAACGCACGCGCCCAGGGCATCCCCATTCCGGAGACCGACATGATCGATGCCACTGAGATCGAACGCGCTTGCCTCAAGAAGTGCCTTAAGGCCTTCGGCGCGGCGGCCGAGGACATCGGGTTCGACAAGCCGCTTGGCGAGTACGCCGAGCAGGAAGCCCTGCAGGTGATCGGCGCCATCGTCACCTGCTTCACCAACGCGATGGCAGCGCACCACGAGATGGCGAAGTACCCACCCGTGCGCGGCATGCCGCAGGGGCGCGATCCGCTGACCGACTTCTCCGACCTGGAGGACAAGGACTACTGGGAGAAATCTCGATGACACTCGACTTCAATGCGACAGCAAGTCTCAGCGGCCAGGTCTCCGCGCGCATCGATCGGGGACTGCAGGCGACGCGCGCGAACGAGAAGTCGCGCGATTACCTCGGTGCCTCGCGTCTGGGTGTCGAGTGTGAACGCGCGCTGCAGTTCGAATACGCCAAGGCACCGGTGGACTACGGGCGCGATTTCGATGGTCGGATGCTGCGCATCTTCCAGCGCGGTCATGTGATGGAAGACTGCATGGTGGCTTGGCTACGAGACGCTGGCTTCGACCTTCGCACCCGCCGCGCCAATGGCGAGCAGTTCGGGTTCTCCGATGCAGAAGGCCGGCTGCGCGGGCACGTCGACGGCGTGATCGTCGGCGGCCCGGAGGGCTTCTCCTATCCGGCGCTGTGGGAGAACAAATGCCTCGGCGCGAAGTCCTGGCGGGACATCGAGTCCAAGGGTCTCGCCATCTCCAAGCCTGTCTACGCGGCGCAGGTAGCGATGTACCAGGCGCACGTGGAGCTCCACGAGCATCCGGCGATCTTCACCGCGATCAATGCCGACACGATGGAGATCTACGTCGAGCGCGTGTCGTTCAACGCGGCGCTGGCGCAGCAGATGACCGATCGCGCGGTGAGGGTAATTGGTGCGACCGAGGCGAGCGAGCTGCTGCCGCGCCGCTTCCACGACGCCACGCATTTCGAGTGCCGGATGTGTGCCTGGCAGGACCGCTGCTGGAGGGCCGCCGCATGACTTCGCAACCTGTCGAACGCGTGCTCGGAGAGAAACCCGTCGACGTACGGACCGCTGCCCTGAGCCTCAACCTGCCGATGCACTGGCTGGCGCAGAAGCAGCAACGCAAACACCGCGGCATCCCGCATTACCGCGTTGGCAAGCTGGTGCGCTTCAAGCTCGGTGAGCTGATGGCGTGGATGCAGGCCCAGCAGTTGGATGCGGTCTCGTCGGAGGAGGGGGCCGATGCTTGACTTCAACGACGCGCTGGACGCGCCGCTGCCTGACCGCAACGCGCAGCGGGACAGCGTTCGTGCGGCGCTGATCGCGCGGATCGAGAGCGTGCTGCACGCGCTATTCCCGGCCGGCAAGAAGCGCAAGGGCTTGTTCCTGATCGGCGACGTGCTGGGCAGCCCCGGCGACAGCCTGGAAGTCGTGCTCGCCGGCGAGAAGGCGGGACTGTGGACCGACCGCGCCACCGGCGACGGAGGCGACCTCTTCGACCTGATCGCCGCCGCGCGCGGCATCGATCCGCTGGCCGATTTCCCACGGCTGCTCGACACGGCGGCGGATCTCGCCGGCCGCGTGCCGGCGACACCAATCAAGTCGTCGCGCAAGGAAGCGCCGGTCGACGAATTGGGACCGGCCACCGCGAAGTGGGACTACCTCGATAGCGACGGCAAACTGATCGCAGTCGTCTACCGCTACGACCCACCCGGGCGCAAGAAGGAGTTCCGCCCGTGGGATGCGCGACGCCGCAAGACCGCGCCGCCCGATCCGCGGCCGCTCTACAACCAACCGGGCATGGCCGGTGCCACGCAGGTGGTTCTGGTCGAGGGCGAGAAATGCGCGCAAGCGTTGATCGACAAGGGCATCTGCGCGACCACCGCGATGCACGGCGCGAACGCGCCGGTCGACAAGACCGACTGGTCACCGTTGGCCGACAAGTCCGTGCTGATCTGGCCCGACCGTGACAAACCGGGCTGGGAGTACGCCACGCAGGCGGCGCAGGCAATCCTGTCGGCGGGCGCCAAGACCTGCCACATCCTGTATCCGCCTGAGGACGCGGCAGAGGGCTGGGACGCCGCGGATGCGGTGGCCGAGGGCTTCGAGGTCGCCGCTTTCCTGACCCACGGCCCGCGCCTGCAGATGCACGATGTCGCCGACGACGAGCCGGTCGCCAGCAGCGACGAGTCGGTGTGGGGCACCGAGGATGCGCTGGCGCTGTCGTTCACCCGGCGCTACCACCGCGACTGGCGCTACGTGGCCGCTTGGGGCCGTTGGCTGGTGTGGGACGGCCACCGCTGGCGTACCGAGGACACGCTGGCAGCGACCGACCTGATCCGCTGCGTCTGCCGCCAGACCGCCGTGCGCGCCGACAATGCCAAGGTCGCCGCCAAGTTGGCCAGCGCCAGTACGGTTGGCGGCGTGGAACGGCTGGCGCGCGCAGACCGCAGGCACGCAGCCACCACGGACGAATGGGACGCCGATCCGTGGCTGCTCAACACGCCCGCTGGCGTGGTCGATCTCAGGACCGGTCGCAAGCGCGCGAACGACCGCGCCGACCGGATGACCAAGATCACCACGGCCACGGCGGGTGGCGACTGTCCGCAATGGAGGGCATTCCTCGCTGACATCGCGGGCGGCGATGTTGACCTGCAGGCCTACCTGCAGCGGATGGCCGGCTATTGCCTGACCGGCGTGACCAGCGCCCACGCGCTGTTCTTCCTGTACGGCACCGGCGCCAACGGCAAGAGCGTGTTCGCCAACGTCATCAGCACCATCCTCGGCGACTATGCCGCCACGGCGTCCATGGATACCTTCGTCGAAACCCGTGGCGATCGCCATCCGACCGATCTGGCGGGCCTGCGCGGCGCGCGCTTCGTGACGGCCATCGAGACCGAGCAAGGGCGGCGCCTGAACGAGTCCAAGGTCAAGGCCATCACCGGCGGCGACAAGATCTCCGCGCGCTTCATGCGCCAGGACTTCTTCGAGTACACGCCGCAGTTCAAGCCGGTGATCGTCGGCAACCACAAGCCTGCCATCCGCAACATCGACGAAGCGATGAAGCGGCGGATGCACATGATTCCGTTCACGGTGACGATTCCGCCCGAGCGGCGCGACAGTCGCCTGACCGAGAAGTTGTTGGCCGAGCGCGACGGGATTTTGGCGTGGGCGGTGGCCGGCTGCCTTGCCTGGCAGCGCGAAGGCTTGAAGCCGCCCGCCTGCGTGGTGTCGGCGACCGAGGAGTACTTCGAAGCCGAGGACGCGCTCGGTCGCTGGCTCGATGAACGCTGTGAGCGCACACCCAACGCGAAGTCGTTGACCGCCGAACTGTTCACCGACTGGAAGCAGTGGGCGGAAACATCGGGCGAGTTCATTGGCTCGCAGCGACGCTTTTCCGATCTGCTGATCACGCGCGGCGTCGAGAAGTGGCGCAACAGCATGGGCGTGCGGGGATTCCAGGGTGTTGGCCTCAAGCACCCGCCCATGCCCGCTTACACCCCCTACGCGGACAACTGACTGCCATGAAAACCACGCCGTCTGACGCATCGGACGCTTTTGCACGTAACCCTCTATACGCGTACGCGTGCGCGCCTCACGGAAAGTTACGTCAAGCCGTGTCCGATGCGTCAGTCCACACCCGACCAAGGACTGCATCGATGACCACGACACTCCTCGCCCTCGACCTGGGCACGACCACCGGCTGGGCGCTGCGCGGCAGCGACCATGCCATCACCAGCGGCAGCCAGAGCTTCCGTCCGCAACGCTTCGAAGGCGGCGGCATGCGCTTCCTGCGGTTCAAGCGTTGGCTCGCTGAACTCAAGGACATGACCTGCGGCATCGACGCACTGTACTTCGAGGAAGTACGCCGGCACGTCTCGACCGACGCGGCGCACGCCTACGGCGGCTTCCTCGCCACGCTCACCGCGTGGTGCGAGCACCACCAGGTCCCGTACCAGGGCGTGCCGGTCGGCACGATC